GGGCACGCGCGGTAAGTCCCCGATCAAGCGCAGCTTACTTATATGTCCTCTCACTGCTGGTCCTGATCGCTGTATTTGTTCTACGCTGCTATGCTAGACTAATACCGATACCCTATTCCCTGAGCTTTCAACAAGGGGGAGGGGGTTCCCCTTACTCTTTCCTACCTACCATATGTTCCTTGCGGAGATTTTTCCAAACTTCGAGGCCAGATGGAGCTAAGGGTAGAAATTCCTCCCTTAGGGTATGGTTAAGGGTGAATAGATTTGTATTAGATAGTATTATTATTCTAATACTAGGGAATTGCCCACCACCAGTTGATCCAGACGAACATTTTGACTGTACTGATGAGGAAGAAAGCGGTTCCTGAGAGGAAAAAGCAGTCCACGATGAGTTCTCTGAGTATTTTATAGATAGCTTTGAGTATAGATGCCAGTAATTTCATTGATTACTCACTTCCAGTTCTGTTGCTATGGTTATAGCTGGTCCTCTATCTTGTCCACAGTTACATCTGGTATTAGCAACCAGTCTGACGATTTCCTGTGGTGCGAGATCGTAGAAACTTTGGACCATCATCATTGCCTGATTAGACAATTGCGAGTTTGACATAGCGTGAGAAGCCACGAACGCTACTTTTTTCTCTGCTTGACGTACTCTGTACTCCATAAACCCCACAAATGAACCAAGAACTAAGACTAAGGCGATGTATTTCTTATGTTTCATGTGGTTTTGCCCCCCTAAAGCATGCTTATTTGACCCAAAGTATCCTTATTTACTCTTTTAAGGTATTGATTTACCCCTTTATTATGACGTTTAGTCCTACTTGAGTTCTAGGTCAGTTGCTGGAACGAACTCCATTAGGTCTTTTTTGTGCATATCGAACAGCGGTGCGCCATAATCAAAGAGGTGGCGTACACGAAAGACATCTCTCTCCTGATGGAGAGGGTGGCTGGGATCAAGTTTGAAGCGGACAAGAGCGTCACCGGGCTTACAGAGATTGAATTGGTTATAGCAGAGAGCAATATAGTAGCGAATTATCAAAGGAGCCTCTTTTGGGAGAAGATTCCTAAGGTACGCAGGGGGTGCAGGGGGGGTGGGTGAAGATTGAATGGGTAGAAGGGTACTTTGGCGTAAACATACCACCCCCTGAGTCGAGTCCCGGCAACCTCACACCGCAGTGCTACTCTTGCTTTCGGGCTATTCCCATAACGCTCACGGTTATAGGCAGGATATTCGTACTCGGCACTGTCCAGGGGTTTGACCACACTACAGTGATTCATCGCATCGACTCCTTTTTCGTTTAGTTTTGTATGCCGCAGCATATAGGTGCTAAACCAGTACCTGCTGTTTTACCAAAAAGGGGCTTGAGTCGATCAACAGCTAACGACCGCACTCAATATATACCATTGGAAAGAGAACGTCCAGACATTAACAAATATTTTTCCAGACAATACTCCTCCATCAGGTATAATCCCTCTAGCAGCCCCGCATTTCTTTGGGGAAACGCCCATATTTTTATTAAGAGGATTTCTTATGGCACGCCCGTGGACAGAAAGTGATACTGAGCTCGTTAGACAAAACTACCTCAATGGAATCTCCGCTGTGATAACAGCAGAACAAATACAGCGATCAGGACCAGCAGTGAGAGGACATATAAGTAAGCTGCGCTTGATCGGGGACTTACCGCGCGTGCCCGATGGAAAGATGTGGCATTCTCCACCAGATGGTTCTGATAACGGTAATAGCGGTAATCCCCAAAATTTTTCGCACCAGCCTGTGGATATGACGCACGAAGCAGACAGGATGGAAAGTGCTGTTCTACGACGACAGCTAGATGAGGCGAATCAGAGACTTGCAGAAGCAGCAGAGGAGGAAGCAGACCATTCGGAAAGCAATTCACTTCCCGAATCAAGAGTTATCGTTGGAGAAGACCCCAAAGCTGGGAAAGTTAGCGTAATCCCCCAGTGGAATGACGATTATGACCCAGACAAGGCGTGGGCTTCTGCTGAGGAAAGGGGTCGGAAAGCGATTCGGAAAGCGATAGACAGCGGTACTTTCGATGTTAACTTTGAAAAGGGACCGATTGCTATATCGGTGATTAGTGACCAGCACATCGCACCGGGATCTACCTGTGACTTCCAGCGAATGCGGGAAGATGCGGAACTAATCAGGGAAACGCCGGGATTCTACGCAGTGTTCGGGGGAGATGGCGTTGATAACCACATCAAACATCGAAGTGCCCTGATTCACGCACAGTCTTCGCCGGATCAGCAATGGAAACTGTTCGATCACTACCTTCAGCTGTTCGGAGACAAGATATTAGCTATCATCTCCGGTAATCACGATGCCTGGACAACTCAAATCGGAGGTGTGGACTTTCTCGGGGAGATCGCCAAGCAAAATAAGATATGTTACGCACCAGCAGAGGCAAGGTTGCAGGTATCGGTCGGAGGTCAGGAATATAAGATGATGATCCGCCATCAGACCGGCAGATTCAACTCATCTCTTAATCAGACCCATGCTGTTAAGCGACATTACGAATATGGCAGCGAATTGTTTGATATCGGCGTGATATGTCACCATCATGAGGCAGCATGCGAAATGTTCGTCCGACATGGGCTCAAACGCTATGCAGCACGTCCCGGCTCTTACCAGATACTCAGTCCTTACGCGCATCAATATGGATATAGTCGGGCAATCCCAACATGCCCCACATTTATCTTATTTCCTGAAAGTCGTCGGATTATTGGGTTCGCTGATGTCCACGATGCCGTTTGGGCTTGGGGTAACTTAGAAATACTGAATGAGTAATCCATATGAGCCGCCAAAATTTCCAAGACTGAAGGAGGCAAAAAAATTCGATGAGGATTGGCTGGGAAGGGAGTGCTTCGGCTGGGCAGTGCTGCTGATCTCCCTGTTCTATATTTTGGACTCGCTTTTGCAAGTTGTGCGCCGCTACTCTAATATATTGGATAAATTATGACCCACACAGAACAAAAGTATACAGTTAAATTTTTCGGCAAGGCCATCGTTTGGTTCTTTGCAACATTGTCCCTAGGAGTTTGGTTCAGTACAATGATGGCTGGATGTAACCTATAAGGAAAACAAAATGCCAGAATATAATGAGAACGACATTTGCGAAGCATGCGGCGGGAAGCTACCGAGGGCTGATGAGTCATCGGAGTCCGACAAGCCACAAAAGCCTGGCCACATGGGAATCCATATCCAACTCATCATGGAAAAGCCAGATGCCGAGCTTGAAGAAAGCGATGTTGAAGAATTAATGAAACACGCTTCGAAAAATCACCAACGTAAGAAATATGGAAAATCCAAAAGCGAATTTGGAAAAGATCGCTTTACAAAAGGAGAAGATGATGGGGAATAGATATCCAAGCAAGGGACCGGCACCGCCACCTACCTTCACCCGTGCTCAATTGGAGGCAGGCGAGCGTCTGAGCCCCGGTGAAAAACAGCCATTTGGATATAATTTTTACAAGCACCCATGGCTTGGGGGTGCCTCGTACTTTTTGGGGCTTGCTGCTGGTGGACCGCAGAAAGCTAAGCTGGACGACCAAAGAAGGAAACGCTATGAGGCGGAGGTACAGGCGGAAAGAATACAGGCAATAGAACAGAGAATTAGAATGGATCAAGACAAACTGAACAGAATCGAAAATTTGAAATTAAAGGAATTTGAGAGACAGTTTCCCCCAGCGAATAGGGCGATACAGACCACACCAAATTTACAAGGAGAAACCGATGCCATTTAGATATCCTACGGAAATTGGCGGACAAGGAAAACCAATAACAGAGGGAGAGTCCGAAAAAATTGCTCAGGACGCCAGATGGAGAAGCATGATAAAAAAGGAGGAAGCCACCCCTGCACTACCGCTGGAACTACCAGCAGAGTCGCCGTTTCTGACCCCCGAACAACAAAAATGGTTCATATGATCCACGCCGATAAAGGAGAACACGATGCCGTTTAGACAGATACCAGAAATTGGCGGAGACACACCAGCGGGTGTAGATCCCAGAACTGGTACTGGTTATCCCCGTGAGTGGGATAGAGTCGCTCCTTCCGTTCGCCCAGCCCGTCCAGATTGGCTTCGCCCGGAGAATGCTCCACTTAAGGCCTTACCGGGTGGCGACCACCAACCAGGACTGTCCGAACAACATAAACAAAGGATAGAGGAGTTGGAAAAAGTTCCCCGATCTGAGATAGATAAAATGACCCCCGAACTTCAGGAGCTGTTTCGCCAACTATTTCCATGGAAATGGGATCCGACCCCTGAAGAGCAAAAATGGATCATATGATTACGTGTGAAAAGTGTGGCTCTCATAATGCTTTTATTGTTCGCTCCACTTTCGGTGGGGGTGATGTGCAGGAAACCGTTGTTTGCAAAACATGCAAGCAGAGCCTGTCCCAAAAGCCGGAACGCAGACCGCCACCGGAATATTACGCTCAGGGTGGAATAGAACCGTGGGATGTAATACGGGCGTGGGACTTAGATTTTTGGCAGGGGAACATTGCCAAGTATCTTTGTAGGGCGGGTAAAAAAAAGTCCGAGCACCCACGCAAGGATTACCAGAAGATGATAGATTACATCAGAGAATGTATGAGGCAGCTGGATGACTGACGACTCAAAGGAACGCATCTTAGGAAATATCCTGAAGGCAAATGAAGTCGTGGTAACAATGATTGCCGATACAAGGAAATATTTACTCGGAGTCAATGATGACTCCGCTGAAGATTACACTTCGGCTCTTCGTCATGCCGAAGCCACAAGAAACTGTTTGAAGAAAGCTATGGGGGAAAAGCGTGGCAGATCCAAGAAGCCATCTGGCTGATTTGAGGTTTGCAATGTCAGCGATAGAATCAGCATCGGAATTACTGCATTGCAATGAAACACATGATGATAGGAGGTTTGCTAAGTTTTGTCGGGGCACATCAGCGGATGCCAGGACGCTAGCAAAAAAGATAAGAAAAAAGGTTTCTAGTCTAGAAAAATAGTTGACACAACATGACGATATCGGTATATTTACAAGTGCCTCCAACGGCTTCTCCCACCACACTGGAAGTCGTTACTCTGAAGGGTCAGCTCCTCGCTGGCCCTTCTTTTTTATATATTAACAAAACTACTGTTCCCCTTCTGGGGCGTCTTTGTGTAGGATTAACATTAACAGGAGAGCAAAATGAAGAAGCGATTTATCATTCCCCATACCCGACGTAGAGTCATGGTTCGAAGCCGTGACGCAGAGGCACATGTTTTGATAGCAGATCTGCTAAAAAACACAGGGTACATAGCGGTGGGACTACCGAAATTTCTAGGCCATATTTTGCTTTGGTGGAGAAAGCCCAGAGACCAGTAGGGTAGGCGGAAATGGATTTCGCACACATGGATTGTAACTAACCCCAAGTATCAAGGAACCAGAAATGGCAACCGACGTAACAGAAGACATGGAAGTGTCAAACGAAGTAGTAGAAGAAACAGTAGCAGACGATGTCTTGGTGTCAGATGATGACACAGCTACACCGGAAGTACCGGTAGAGGAAGCAGCTCCACAGGGACCTACTCTTGCTGAGCAGGTATCCGGCCTTGGATTCACTGATGTTGCGGACGACGCAGATGCGCGTTACCGATTGTTGGAACATTATCAGCAGTTGCAGGATGCGAATCAGCAGTGGTCGCAGTACAACGAGCAGCAGACTCAACAACAACAACAGCAGCAGCAGTATCAGCAATATTATTCTCAGCAACAACAAGCAGAACAGGCTTCCAAACAGCAGGCACCCGCACAGCCGGAAGAGCCAACAGGCCCTGTTCAGGATATAACCGGAGTAGCACACTGGTGGAATCCCCCTGGTGTTGATTTAAATACGGTTGAGCAATATAGAGAAAACAAAGTAAATTCTGAAACTGGTGAAATTTACACCGACTGGAAAGAAGGCACCTCCGCAGAAATAATGCAGGGTGCTGAGCAGCATGTCGGTTATTTAGAACAGTGGGCTAATGACATTATCAGAAACCCACAGAAAGTCTTGCCCAATATAATTGAGCAGGAATTTGATAAGCTCTTTGCGGATCGCTATAGTTCTTTGGTTGCTTATAACAACCAACAGAATTCAGAGACACAAAATGAGCAGACGGTTCAGGAGATTACAGATCGAAATTCGGATTGGCTTTATAATACCAATCCGGTTAACAGTGAACCACTTCGTGACAACTTTGGCAATTTGGTATTATCACCACAGGGCGAAGCTGTTACAAAGTATATTAACTATTTTCGTGGTTTGGGAATTGACGACCCGTCCACGTTATGGGACCTAGCTACACGGATGTACTCAGGGGATATTTCTACAAGCCAGTCGCAACCGCAACAGGCTTATGCTGAGCCCCAAGTTCAGCAGCAGCAGGTAGAGCATGTACAACAACAGGTGCAACAGCCGCCGGTCGGAGACACTCTTCGACAAGCGACTCATATACCATCTGCTGGAGGAAGTGTTCCATCTGGGTCAAACCCAAGCCCTTATAGTCAGAACCGGCACGCAAGTGCAGGTGATAAGTTACGTCAACAAGCGTTGGCGGACGGTTTGTTTTAGGGTTTTTTATGAAAGGGTTTAAAAGTGGCTTACAAAGGCTTTAACCCAGTCGCATTCTCCCGAACAGCTGCAACAACTCTGGCGAAGCACATCCGTGAAGTTGAAGAGGTAATGCTCCGAAACTATCAGATGGGTGCGCTCCTAGAAGCTGCTGGTCGAGTGAATTACAATAACTCTGGTGAAGGCTTCGACTGGCCTGTCCAATACCGCCTACACAGTGTAGAGGGGAACACCGGAGAAACGCAGCGTAATTTTTCACGCCGCAACCTATGGAAAACGGCTAACATGGAATACCGTGGCTACCAAGCTACAGATTCAATGTACTACCGTGAATTCCGTAGTAACAAGGGACCGGAAGGCGTTGTCAAAGTATTTGAAAACTTTGTTGAACGTCTGGAAACGTCCATTACTCAAGTACTTGGAAGCGAGTACTATGTTGATGGTTCTGCCACTGGCAAAGAATCAGCTTGGCATGGTCTTGAATCCTTATTCTCTGTTAACGGTACGTTGAATATTGGGACTGGTGCCCAGCGTTCAGCCAATGCAGCTGACCAAGTAGGTTATCCTAATGATACCTATGCTGGTCTTAGTACTGCTCTTGGTAACTACGGCGGAGAAAATGAAAGTGGGCTATATTGGCCAAACGGAATTGCTGACCCAGAATTTGATTTCTGGAGTCCTCTAATTGTAAACTATACGTCAACCGCCTTTGGTGGTACGTCGGATACGTTTGCTAAACAGGGCGACGAAGCAATGCGTTATGCTATTATTCACGCCCAACGTAACACCAGTAAGGACGGCCAAATAACGAACATCTTCCTAGATCGTTCGTTGTACATGGATCTTCTAAACCTGATTGATGACAAAGAACGAATCCAAATTTCCAGCGAGCACAGCTTGCGGGCACTTGGTTTCAAGAACGTCCTCAACTTTGACGGTATTGAAGTTTCATGGGAAGCTGCTGTGCCATCTGGTGTCGGTTACGGTATTAATTATGATTGCATGGAATTGAAGTCCATGGACAGTTCGCTGCTACGCAGTGAGGGTCCTGAGTACGACATTCATTCCCAGTCGTTTAATGCTGTTGTGTCAACGCTGTCAAATATGAAGTTTAGTTCCCCACGGAACTTCTTCAAATTGGCCGCATTAGCTTAGTCTCTTTTTATGAAAGGAAGTAAGAAGATGATAAATGTAGATCCTCCTTTTGATTTAGGGGAAACCCTATTAGGGACTGACGATGACAGCAACCTTATCAATACCCATTGGGAAGGTGCAATTTATTCGTTCCCCGATGTAGACCGCTCTGTCGGTCCGCGCGGGTCACGAACTCGTAGAAGTGGTGCTGTAATCCGTGCAGTGTGTGCCCGCAATACTAGCGGTGGCGCACTTACGGTAGCAAAGAAAGCATTGAAATTTGATCTCACACCCGGTTCAACAACCGGGCGTAAGCTACTTGGTAGCGTTGATGGTCAATGCAGTGCTGTTAACCAATTCGGCGGAGTCGGTGATCCTGAGCTGGTCACAACAGTTGCCTCGAACGATTTGTTCTGGTGCATTGTTGGTGGTCCGGCTGAAGTGCTGTTCAAAGATGGCGAAAACATTGCTATCGGTGACTTGTTAATGACAAGTGCAACCGCTGGTTCTATTGTTGAAGCCGTAGCTGGTTCAGCCACTATTGGTATGACTGCTGCTGTTAACATTATCGGACGTGCTTTAGAAGCTGATTCTTCTACAAGCTCTGCGACATTGTTGATCCAGGTTGCAGTAAACGTTTAGTTTACTCAACTAGCAGCTGACCGAAGTACTTCTCAGATTTCTGAGTCGTATAGGGTCTTGGGTGTTCCTCTAGGTCTTATGGCCTAGGGGAACTTTTTTTCAGAAAGGATGGATTCATGTCTGAAATACAACTTAGAGAATGCGATTCTTGTTTCAGGGAACTCGCCCTGACCGCAGAGAACTTCCATCGGGATGCCACCAAAGCAGATGGATATAAATCTACATGCAAAGACTGTAGAAACAAAGCTGGCAGGGACAAAGAAAACAAAATAATAGATATCCGCATCAGGAAGCTCGACGAAGAGGGTGCGAATCTTATAAGCAATCTATTACAGGGTGGAAGTAAAATTCCACATATGGCAGAAACTTACCAGCGTCTCCTAGAGGTGTTTGGCGGTTCGGTTGGTTTTGCCCAACACTATATGGCTAACTATCTTTCAACCTCGCCGGGAAGTGCCGGTCGCTCCAGAATATTAGCTGACCTACTTAAGCTCAACGTTGAGGTTTCTAAATCCGGTGCAGCCAAAAAGAGCCTAGAGGAAATCACAGACGAGGAGCTGGACTTAGAGATTGCACGCACAGCGAGAACAATACTTCTCATAGACCCCGAGGAGGAAGATGACGGAACTTCCGAATGAGCCTAAGTCAGTGCCAAACTTATACAACGACCAGGCTACTGAACATGAAATCAAGGAGATGCGAAGTCTTGTCGCTGAGAAGACAAAGCGTCGATCAGAGGCTTTACGGCTATATGAACCGCTCCCGTTTCAGGAGAGGTTTCATCAATCAAATGCGAAAGAAGTTCTTATACAGGCGGGTAATCAGGTAGGCAAATCTCTGGTTGCGTTTGCCGAGGATGCACGGGCTGTTACGGGTCAGGACCCCTACAACAAGTACCCCAAAGAAAACGGTGTGCTTGTATGCTTAGGCATGGATGAGGGGCACATAGGCAGAACAATACATAAGTACCTGTTTCGCACGGGCTCTTTTGAAATTATAAAGGACGAGGAAACGGGGCACTGGCGTTCATGGAAACCGTGGAACGAAAGCGACTGGGAAAGAAAGGAACAAACCCGCCCTGCACCACCACTGATACCCGAGAGATTCATAAAGAAGTTTGCCTGGAAGAAGCGTGCTCAGCATGTGTTCGAGATTTGTGAACTTACCAATGGCTGGATAATCTACGCCATGGGTTCTAAGGGAGATCCCGCTCAGGGGTTTCAGGCCGATTTGGTTCACATTGATGAAGACCTCGAAAAGCCAGAATGGTATGACGAAATGATAGCTAGGCTCTCCATGCGAGATGGAAAGCTACGCTGGTCTGCCCTGCCCCACGCAAAGAACGATGCACTTATTAATCTTACAGAGCGTGCCGAAGACGAAAAAGGCATGGCTAATCCCTCAACTCTGGTAATACGGGCCACTATCTTTGATAACCCCTTTATGCCTGAGCAGGTCAAGCAGGAAAACATTAAGAGGTGGAAAGCAAGGGGAGATGACGAATATCGCAAGCGTGCACTAGGCGAGATGGTAACTGATAGTGTGCTTATGTATCCTACTTTTTCCAAAGACCTGCATGGTTCGATAAGGTTTGAACAACCCAGAAATGCGGCACAAAAGATTCTTACAGATAATGACGGTAATCCACCTCCCCAGTGGGCGAGGTACATGGTGGTAGACCCAGGCCATAGTGTATGTGCTGTCACCTTCTGGGCTATACCCCCACCGGACGTTGGTGATTACGCTATTGCTTATGATGAGCTTTATTTACAGCAGTGTACGGCTGAAAAGTTTGGCGATGCGGTTGCACATAAGGTCGGGACCAACACATTCCAGTCGTTTATTATAGATGCTCATGGCGGTAGGATTAGGGAAATTGGAAGTGGTGTTCTACCTCGAAGGCAGTACAGTTTACAATTAGAGAAACATGGAGTTCGCAGTGTCGAAACAGGATCTAATTTTAGGTCTGGTAGTGACGACATCTCCGGTCGTGAAATGAAATTGCGGGACTGGATGAGTATTCGACAGGATGGCTCAACGAAACTGTTAATTACTTTGCAACGGTGCCCTAACCTTGTAAAAGAGTTTTTCAGGTTCAAGAAGAAGATTATTAATGGCTTTGTTACAGACGATGGGAACCGGAGGGGCAATTGCCACGCAATAGAAACATGCGAGTATGCTGCGGCTTACGGATTACCTTATGTAAAACCAGTAAATGATATTAAGAAGTTGTCTATTGCTGCTAAAATAATACGAGATCGCAATATTCGGTCTAAGCAAAGGAAGATGAACAAACAATTGGAGAGTGGTACGTTCCACTCTTATATTAACCTTGGTCCTTCGGGAGATTAAAAAGATGACTGTACCCAATACGGAACATTTTGAAATGCCAGAAGTAGCTATCGGAACTCCGGTAACCTTCTACGCAAACGGAATGGAATCGGGTACGGAGCCACGGATTGGCTTTGTTGTGCGTTTATCACGCTCAGGCCGCAATCTAGTGCTTCGTGCCGCAGGAGGGGGATACTATGAGTCAGTAAGACACATAAATGATCCCAAGTTGCAAATCAATTCTGACCATCGTGAAAACGGTGCGTGGGATTTTACGGAATACCACAAGTCGTTAGAGACTTCACGCAAGGCATTGGCCAAGCGGCTTAACAGGATTGAAGAGGTCATGAACATTAGTAGTGCCATGGCCGAGGAAGTCAATCAACCAGAACCTTTAGAACCGGCAGAAGTTGAAGTTGAGGTTTCTTATAAAGACCTCAAGGAAAAAGCCATGGAACTAGGGATTGAGTTTAAAGGCAATCCTAAGCGACAATGGTTGGAAGACCAAGTGTCGGTTTTAAGCTAAAGGAAATGAAATGACAGACAATGCAACGCACCCAATGTCATCTATCTGCAAGCAATGGATGCAGAAGATTAAGGATGCACAGAAGGTCAAAAAGGAAAAATTCGGCCAATACGCCGATGAAGCCATGCGATTCTTCGATGGTGCTCATGATTGGATGTGGAACGGGGAGTACGCAAAGTCTGCCGGGGGGTTCTTAGACAAGGACGCTCAGGGCGCAATGCCCAATTTCCGAATGACAGTTAATCGGGTGTTTGAGGCGGTCGCATTATTCGGCCCCGTCCTGTACCATCGCAATCCCACCGTACAGGTAACTCCTCGTATGGAGCCGGATATTGCGCCTCAAGCTCTCGGTATTAATGCCGATGACGAGATGCTAGCTCCTTATCTTGAGAAGTATGAAGAGCAGAAGGAAACCATTGCTGAGATTAAAAGAACCCATGCTAATGTTAAGAGCCACTATCTTAACTGGTTGCAGCAAGAAACGAATAAGAAGGTTCAGTGTCGCCGTGCTGTGACAGAGGCCATCGTAAAAGGGATGTCTCTTTTGTGGACAGAGTTGCATCAACCAGCGGGTTCTTCCATGCGACACCCCAAAAGCTACTATGTATCAGTAGATGACTTGGTGTTAGACCCAGATGCAGAGTACTGGGAAGACGTAACATGGATAGCTCGTAAGGTTGTACATCCGGTTTGGAAGGTTGATAGAAAGTTTGATCTTCAGGGGGAGCTCGAAGGGAATATGGAGTCCTTCAGTTCTCAGGGAGAAACGTACTCCGGTGGTCGTAGTAAGTCATCGGAAGAAAAACGCACAGGGAAAACCCATGACCTGATAGAGTACTGGGAGGTTTATAGTAAATGCGGGTTCGGTGACAAGCTAAAGCTAAAGGGCAATTTTACTAAAAGCAGCACTTATGAATGGGAGCAGTTTGGGGATTTCTGCTACCTGGCGATCAGCCCTGATGTTCCTTACCCCCTCAATTTTACATCAGGGGATATGGACACTAAAACATTTGACGAGGCTTTCATGCAGGTGCAGTGGCCCATACCATTCTGGACGGATGGTGGATGGCCGTTCTCACGTCTGTACTTTCATGATAAGCCACGAGAGGTGTGGCCCATCTCACTGATTAAGCCAGCGATTGGCGAGTTACGGTTTGTTAACTGGTGTATGTCGTTTCTGGCAGACAAGGTTGCCGCATCCAGTACGACGTATGTTGCCATTGCCAAGGCAGCGGGAGCTGAGATTCAGGATCAGATCAAATCCGGCTTGGGTCCATATACCCATATTGAGCTGAGTGATCTCTTCGGGAAGAGCATTAAGGATGTTATTACATTCTTAGATGCGCCACAATTCAATATAGATATCTGGAACATGGTTTCACAGGTTCTGGAGCTGATTGATAAACGGACTGGACTTACTGAACTGATGTACGGGCTATCAGGTCCGACACAAATTAGGAGTGCATCCGAGGCAGAGATTCGAAATCAGAATGTTTCCATTCGTCCCGATGACATGAGCAGCCAAGTCGAGGATTGGTTAAGCGAATGCCTGATGAAGGAGATGGAAGCCGCTGAGTGGGCTTTGACAGCAGACGATGTCGGTCCTGTCCTCGGTAGCACCGCTTCTATAATCTGGACAAAGCAGATTAAGACGCAACGGTTTGAAAGAGTGGTCAGAGATTTCGACTACAGGGTTGAGGCAGGGTCTGCGCGAAAACCAAACAAGGTTAATCGTGTTCGGCAGCTAAATGAGTTTGCTCAGATAGCCATGCCACAGCTCCAGCAATTTGCAGGTATGGGCATGACCGGACCATACAATGCTCTGATTGAGGATTGGGCAAAGGCGAATGACCTAGATCCATATCGCTATATGATTGACATTGAGAAGGAGAAAGCAAAGTCACAAGAAGAGCCTGACGAAGAACAGCAGGCACAGCAGCAGCAACAACAAGCCCAACAGCAGCAAGAGCAGTCACAAGCACAAATGGATCAACAGGCCCAGCAGTTTGAGATGCAGCTTAAACAATTAGACATGCAGGGCAAACAGATGGATTTGCAGGGTAAACAGCTGGATGTTCAGTCTAAGCGGGAGCTGCTGGAAATAGACAAGGAAAAGAAACAGATGGAATTAGAGTTTATGAGAGCCAAGCATCAGGAAGCATAAATGTCTTACGAACGATACCAAAAGCAATGTGGACTAGCGGGTCCAGAGCGACTGGCTTTTTACGAGAAGCTGATTAAAGAGGGTAACAACCCTGGGTTTGCAGCAATGTTGGCACTACAGAAGCCTGCGGGAACTAAGGGCACCCAACGCACCTTCTTAGAGGGTATGCATGATTGGGCTGGCGGGATGAATCCAGAGAACCGTAAACTACTGTTTGAGTCCGCACATAACGCTGGAGTAAAGACTCAGGGTAAGAAGTATATTGGTGGATTAGGGAAGCCTACCGATCAGGATGCCTGGATCTCGACAATGGACGATGTAAAGGCAGTATGCAAGAAAAAGGGATTCAGTTGTGAGGGTGCGGTAGACTACAAGGCACCAGAGCAGAAGTTTAAAAAGAAGCGTATGGCAGACGATGTGGTCGGGCACTTCATGAAAGAAGAAATAGCCAAAGACCCCGAAGTAGCAAACACGCCCAAGAGGATGAAGGAACTTCGAGCCAAGGTTGTTGAGAAACACTCAAAGGAGAATCTTAAATAATGCTATTTGGTCGAAGAGAAGAAGATTTTACGCAGATGGAGCAGCCGATAAAGGGCGTTAGTACAGAATTAGCACGTATGCTTGCGATGACACCAGAAGATTTAAGAAGTTACATGTCATCAAACCCAGGTGCATTTAGCCCTACTGAACGCCGAAGTGGGCGGATAGCCGAAAATAAGATTCGAGCAATGAACAGAAAAGACAGAGTTGATGTAATTAGAAATCAGGAAAGGGTTTAATATGGCAATGGGATTTGAAGGAATGGACACGGGGGGACAAGCCCCAATTCCCCAACAGGGGCCACAAATGGGTGGGCCACCACCAGGTATGCCACCAGGTATGCCGCCAGGTATGCAGCAGGGCATGCCCCAGCAAGGCGGACCCAATCCAGAAGAAGTGATGGAGAAAATGACCACGCTTCGTAGAATTTTGGAGAAACAGAAAGAGCAGATAGATAGTTTGACTAAGGGTGCTGACAGTGAATCTGCACAGATGGCTATGATGCCTCCAATGGGCGGACCGGTTGGAATGCCTCTTCCTCCTCCTCCATCCCTGCCACCAATGGGCGGAATGCCCGGAATGCCTCCAATGGGCGGAATGCCCCCAATGGGCGGGATGCCTCCAATGCCTCCAATGCCACCGGGACCAATAGTTTAGGGATAGAACAATGGCAGTAGATGATGGCGTATTAACGTATCACGATTTATTAGATTACATCACAGCTCTGACTGATGGCGGAGCCAGAACTAAGGATATGCGCTTATATCGGGAAGCTATCCTCGGTGCATATCGTGATGTGTCGATGGTTGCGGAGTGGGATTACTACATAACAGAAGGTCGGGTTGATCTGGTGGCTCGTTATAATACGGGAACAATTGTCTATGACCATACCGGCGGTGCAAACGAGAGACAGATAACCCTGTCCGGTGGTACTTGGCCTGATTGGATTGCACAAGGCCGCATCCGTATTGATGACGTTGTATATCCGGTAGACACACAGGTTTCCAGTACGATCATTACTCTGGGAACTGACATGAATCCCGGAGCTATCGACGTGGCTGCGTTAACAACCTATGATTCTTATCGCTCGGTTTATCCACTGCCTTCTGACCTGTGGAGACTGTTTGATGTTGCAGTCGAGAAGAACTTCTGGGTTACATACTACATCACCCCTTCGGAATGGCTGAAGCGGGAGAGGTTTCTGAATTCGTCGGGACAGCCATGGGCTTGGACAATCATGCGAGACCCAGACTCTTATAACCGCTGGGCATTGTGGGTAGACCCACACCCGACCACGGCGGAACCCCTTGGCTTTATCTACCGAAGGCGACCACGAACATTGAGATGGGCTGGAACAGAGACGGCTGCACGGACGTACACCATTACGGGAACTAGTGGTGCTACAACGGTGACAACGACTAGTAATCTCCCGTCTTCTATGGTCGGTTCTGTTTTGCGGTTACCCACGGGAACGGATCATCCAACTGGGCTGGGTGGCACAGAGCCCTTTAATGAGCAGTTTAAGATAACCGCTATTTCCAGTAACACGGTAACCATAGATAGTGCGTTAACGCAAAACTACTCCTCCGGAACAAAGATAGTTGTTTCTGATCCAGTAGATATGAATGACACGATGCTGGAGGCTCTTAAAGCACAGATGGAATATCGGCTGAGCAGGATGGCAAGCGATATGCAGGGAACGGTGATGGCACAGCAGTTAGCTTTGGCGGAAATGAGAAAGGCATTAGAAGCAGAGTCACGACACATGTCTAGCCAGGGAGCGGGCTTCTCTCGTTACAATTATTTGTTTAGACATTTAGATGGTGAGATCGGAACGGATAGTTAAATGCCAAAGATTAGTAATTTTTTAGGTCAGGTATCGGACGCAGACTCTAGTGACATTCCGCCAGGAGCAGCAATAACGCAGACCAACGTAAGCACCACAGCTAACGGAAAACTTAAAATACGTGGTGGTATTCAGCCCGCCAGCTTTACCAGTACACGCACCATTTCTTCCAGCAACTACCATACCTTTCAGCGTATGTGTTTTGTAAAGACACGCTTCGGTGATCTTATTGGCGTTAACGGGATAGACCGTGGTTTCCGCTGGGATGGGATAACGACCAACGTGGAAGACCTGGGCATCACAGCCCCAGCAGCTGCCCCAACAATTGCTCGTGCTGCTCCTACAGGCGGAGTTAAGGGGAACTCCATTACAGGTGTCGCAAACAATGGGGGCAAGTACCGGATTACTTCTGGCAACTCTTTGTCTAATGGTGACAAGGTTCGAATTGGCAATGTGGTTGGTACTGGCGCAATGGCTAATGATCTTAACGGTTCAGAGTTTACTGTAGAAAGCGTGTCAGGTACAGTATTTACTTTGTCGGGAACAGCGTTTGATGGTGCCTATACGTCAGGCGGTACATGGTCAGCAGAGGGATATGGAGCAACTGCTGGCACTTACACATTCGGCTACCGTTATCTTGATGATACAGCAACAGGAATACCGAGCAGCCTTACGGCAGTAACAACTGTGGTCGCAAACGAGAATGATTTCTTTGCATGGTCTTCTTTATCCACAACAACAGAGACTAGAGCACAAAATAAATTTCAGTTATTTCGTAGTACTGCGGGTGTAGTCAATGCAATGTTCAGGGTTTCGACGCAAGCGTATGGTGGAAGTGTTACTTTCAGTGACGAAGTTGATGACACGACTCTTAATAATAGTGCTTTAGAAGATGTGCTGTTGATATTAACTAATCCCCCAGCGGATAACAGTTTGATAGCACGACGGTTTGAGCCACCTCCAAACGATAGGCCAATTGTTGTTCAGCTACAGAACCGATACTTCTATGTTGGCTCTGTTCAATACAATCGAGGAACGGTCGCTACCAATGGATCAACCACCCTAACGGGCACTAGCACCGACTGGGTAGATACAATGGTGGGACGCTATGTATACATTGATGGTGAAACAGCCCCTATTGAAATAACAGCAGTTGGTAGTGGAACAAGCCTCACGTTGGCAACAGCAGCAGCAACAACAGCTAGTGGCAAGTCATACACGATACGAATCGAAGCGAGTAAGCGACGACAGGTTATGTTCAGTGGACCTGATGAACCCGAGAGCGTTCCAGCAATTAATGTTTTTACTATACAGGAGTCTACCGGTGATAATGACGATATTATTGGTGCTATGCCGCTTAATAACACACTGTTTTTCTTAGGCAAGAGAAGTAAGTATGCGTTCAATTATTCAGTTAAACCTACGATAGACGGATCTGTCCGCTACGTAGAAGACAGGGGGGTGTTTAATCATTTCTGCTGGGCACTGCACGAAAACGTAGCCTATATGATGGACGATAGCGGGCCGTATGCGTTTAGTGGTGCATCCCAGCCAATTGGTGCAAAGATACATGATTTATTCCGCAAGGATGGGGATGGCGACAAGATAGACTTCACAAAGTCAGACAAGTTTCATGTCGCTGTCGATAGAGCCAAAACAAGAGTGTATTACTTTGTTTCGTTTGTGGGGGATACAGAGTCCATACCAACCCGAGCGTTGGTATACAACATACGTCGCCAGACCTGGGACATCTATCATTACCCCCAAAAGATAAGCTCAACGTCTGTTATCCAAATAAACGGAGAGAGCCGTTTGGCGTTAGGGGCAGAGAATTCAAATGTTCATCTGGCAGATAGCGGTACGACTGACATTGTTACCTCTGAGACAACAGGAACAACTAGCAGCAGTAGTGGCACTACTCTTGTTGATTCCACTGCCTCCTTTGGTAGTAGTGTCGTTGGGGCTTCTGTATACATTTACGAGGGAACTGGCAAGGGCCAACGCAGAACGATTACGGCGCGAACGTCAACGCAACTTACCGTAGCAACATGGACAACAAACCCAGATACAACAAGTAAGTATGTGGTAGGTGCAGTTGTTTGGAGCTGGCGTTCAACAGCCTTTGAGATCCCGAACGTAGACGGCAGGTCGAAGCGTGAGGTGGGTCTGAAGTTTAAGCCAACCACGGGTGACAGCCGCATAGATGTACGATTTTACTACAATAACAGCTCTAGTCCCCTGACTAATGGTATGTCCCAGAAGCTGGGAGATGCTGTTGAGATACAGGAAGACAATCAGGAGGATGCTGTAATCTTCCTGAAAGCTACCCGCAACGACCTTGAAAATGCATCGGGGCATGAGAAGTTCCGGTTTGATGGCCAATACAGTACGATGTCTCACGGAGACCATAGGGTATCTATTGAGATGAGGGGTTTTGCGGGGGATGATGCGCAGGAAATACAAAGCATAAACATCGAGGGTGTTGGTTAGTGTATTCTAAGCATGCTGCACAATTCGATAGATTGCTGGTTGCAGGGATGTCCCCCGATCAGGTAAGGGTTTTTCGGGACATTTTCTGTAATCCACAGATAGAACTGCACCACGAGGGAAACATTACTCTCACTGGATATGTTACTACGGCACAGTCTCAGTCTGGACGTTGGGCAGTAGCCCAAAGCAACTGGGATTATAACCCCGATAGCACTACATATCCTAGTAATGGCGGCTTAATGTCTACGGTTATGTGCAAGGAAGCAGATGACTACCTGGGCAATGGGACAGCAGGACGCAGCGATATGATTGTGTATTTGCCTGTGGGGGTAGGGGAAGACCCAAACATAGCTAGTGGAGATGTCATATTGTTCTTTGAAACTCTTGACGGATTGAAAGTGGCACCAGGCCATGGAGATTTCCGTATTGGTGCTATCAGGATAGATGCTAACGCAGATAAGGGGACTAGCGGTTGGGCAGTGATGAACGGCACTGAAAACTCCGTCCCAAATGGGGGTTCTGGTGTAGACCTTAGAGATAAGTTTCTGCGACAATGGAAGACAACTACAGAATCTGGGGATACGGGTGGCGGTGAAACCGGCGCATTAGACCTAGCAGTTGTAGTTGGTGAGAGTGGTGGTCTCGACCACACACATACACTTACCCAAGGATCAATAGGAGAAGGTTCAGGTACGTCTCGTAGTATTGTCACAGGAAGTGCGACGGGCAGCACAGAACCTACCCCTGGTTATACTGCATTAGTGCAAAATGTCGCTGGCGATGATGATGCGTCGGCTGTATCAATTCCACCTTTTAGGTATGTAGCGATGTTAGAAAGATTGAATAATTCCAAATCAGGATTGGGAGCGTAAATATGGCACACCTCATGTCAAATGCAATGAATAACTTTGGCTCGGATTTCCAACAAGCAGATGCGAATACCAATTTAGAGAGCACGCTGCCTTACGGATTGGACCCGCTGGTTCAAGAAAGCGTAGAGCGGGCTATAGAGGACGACCCCGATTTTCAAGGTGATTGGAACTGGGAGAAAGAATTAGAGCGAGTTAACGCTTTGCCCCAAGAAAGCCAGGCTGCATGGTATGAGACTATGCTTAAGAAATATATTCAACAGGGCATACTTGACGACGAGGGAGGATACATAGAAGACCTGACGGACACCCCAGGGGTTCCACCAGTTGATGGCAAACCAGTTATAAACAAACCAGTTATAAACAAACCAGTTGATGGACCAGTTGATGGACCAGTTGATGGACCAGTTGATGGACCAGTTGATGGCGAAGGTGATGGCGAATATATCCCTCCATTTCAGGATGCAGATGGCAACTGGTGGCATTACATTACTGATGAAACCGGAAATCAACAATTGGTTCAGTTGCCATTTAACCCAAATGACCCCGACCCAGGCGGAGAAGGCGGAGAAGGCGGTTATGGTGGAGAAGGCGGTTATGGTGGAGAGGGCGGAGCAGGTGGAGAGGGCGGAGCAGGTGGTGAAGGTGGTGGAACCGGAACCGGAACTGGGGGTGGAAGTGGAACTGGAACTGGAACTGGTGGAGAAGGGGGTAGCGTTGAAGTCCTTGCTGGTGGTGCACACCCCGAACATATATCTGAGGAATCTGCCATTGAGCTTATGCGGATACAGGCAGGGCGAGAGAAGGCTGCTCGTGACGC